AGTTCTATCCTTCTTTCTTAGTTATCGTGCGAGCTTGATTTGGTTGAAAATCTCCGCCGCACGACGGGGATCTTTTTCTGCGTTAAACTTCGCGAGAAGTTCATTACGAGAAAGGGGTTTGGCTTCGCTAATCTCGACGGGCTGGGTGCCTTTGCTGGCTTCCAGCTCGACAGTCAATCGAGCGAGCTTGGTTTCAAGAGCGACGATCTTGTCGTTAGATTCCAGATTAGCGCTAGCTTCGGGAGCTGCTTCGACTGCGGGCGCTTCTTCTGCCACGGGTGCTTCGGCTACTGCGGGAGCATCCTCGACCACGGCTTCAAATTTGGCGGCAAATTTGCCGACGAGTTCGTCGATCCGGGCGGAGAGAGCGGCGATGGCCTGCTCGGCATTAAACGCCGGGGCCGCCGGTGCTTCGGGCGCGGCTTCGATAACCGGCGCTGATTCTTTTACGGTTGTATCCATATTAAGCGATTTGCGTGTGTCAACCCGTGCAGAATAAACGCCTGTCGGATTGGCTGCGGGAGTGGTCACGAGATCGACGGAGTAGAGCGTGCTGACGTCAGCCAGTTGCGTGCCGTCCTCTGCCATTCTGGGCACGCCACTGAAGCTGATGGAGAATCCGATCTGCCCAGGTAAAGTGGCAATTAGTTCGCTGAAATAGGCAAAGCCCTCGTGGCTTTCAAACAAAGTGAGATCCGCACGAACGCGGCCGCCGTCTAAGGTAAAGTTTTCTAGGTATCCGATAATGTTGGAAACGCTAGAGCTATGGTCGGAAAGTACCTTGACCTGACCTAGATCGTTTCCGGCCCGGACGACTTGCTCTAGAGTGTCTGCGTCGATGACCATCCCGTGACCCAAAGCAGGGCCAGCGGTGATGACGGAAATTCCCTTAAATAGTTTTTGAGCCATGCCCGCGCATGGCGTGTCAAATTACTCCTGCGGTGGTGGCGGAGGAGTTAGGTGGGCGTTAATCTTTTCTAGTTCTGCTACGGCCTTTTTCAGTAGTGCCTCGCTGCGAGCTGATGCGCCTGATATCTGAAAAACAAACACGGGCAAAAGCAAGAGCAGTACCCCTAACACGAAAGCTGCGACAATAAGTAAGCTATACACAATTCCTCCTACGCCTTCCATTCCTCCAGCCTGCTCCTACATAGCAGGCTTAATCAACTACTTTCTCTTTTTTGTTTTAGGCTTTGCCCCGATCCCGATCGCTTTCACAACCATGTTCATCTCTTTTGGGGTAAGGTTAAAATCTGGTTCGTCACGCATTGTAAAGGTTTCTGTGGATGGAACCGATGCCTGCACTGGCTCGATCGCTTCCTGAAGTTGGGGCTGTACGGTTGTGTCTTCTGGCAACGGTGCGGCCGGTGGCGTAACTGCCACGGCTTCAGTAGGAGCAGCGGGTGCTCCCGTAATCTGCACGTCTGCCATAGTCAGCCCAGCTTCTTGTGCCTTTTGCTTAATGTAGATCTGCTCGGCGATCTTCTGATTTACGATCTCCTGCCAGTCGGATCCGCGTTCTGCGCTGATGTCGGCCAGAGTCTTAATTCCCATCTTTAGATCTTCCCGATCGGCGGCACTGTCCCGGCCGGCGTCGATCGTGGTGCGGGCTGGGGTGTGATAGACCGCTTCCCACCACATCGCCATCCCCCTGGGCGGAGTCAGATCGCCACGCTTGATTGCCTTGGCCAGTGCCCACTTGCGAACCCGTTTCAGCATCTGCTCAATCACCGCGTCTGAAATCTCATCGAATCGGCGTTGAGCCTGGGCGAGAACGAACCGCTGGCTGGGGCCGGTCAGTTCGTTAGGCGACCAGATATATGCGTAGGGTACGCCAAGGCCAGAGGCCACTGCCCGGATGTACTGATCCATGTGCTGCTGCAAGTTTTGGCTGGGCCGATCGTTTTTGATCTCTCGCAGTGTCTTACCCATCGGCACGTTGACCAACGCACCACCACCAAAAAGGTTGTCGGTCGTTAGGTTTGTTGAATCAGTCTCTGTCGGGTTAAAAAACCCTGGGCCAGAGTTGGTCGTCGATTCGATAGCCATCCCGATCTGCCCTGCCCGCTTACAAGCCAGCATCTCGTAGTCCAGAATCTCGTCACGATCCAGCAACAGATTGATGCAGGATGCGAGCTTGGATAGCGACCGCACTTCGTCTGCCCTATCCCGTTCTGCCAACAAAATCAGATCTGCGGCCTGCACCTCTGTGAACGTGTCGCCGTTTATGCCGGTGCGAATGTAGTAGCTCAACGGGCGACCGAACTTGTTCATGCGAACGCCGTCGAAAATCTTGGCGTCGTCCTTTACGTAAGACGGAGTTTCGCAGCGGTGCCCCTCCACCATCTGCAACATCGGCCAGCCGTCTCCGTTATCAGTTAAAAGAATAAAGATCTCGTTATCACGCAACATCGTGCGGGTGGCCACTTGCTGCATCGCTTGGTAAGTAAGAATACCGCGCACGTCGCAAGAGCCTTCCCACATCGCCAGCCACTCTTCGGTAGCTTTATTCCAGCCCTCGTCCTTTGTGCGTGCCTGGCATTTGATGCCGGCGCCGATCGCGTTCCGCGTCATCGTATCAATCGCCCCGCGAACAATAGCACTATTGTAACAAAGCCAGCGGGATAGTGCGGCGATCGATTGCCGAGATGCAGAGCTGACGTCCAGCTTTGTGTCGGCCAGTTGGGCGTCTACCCAGCGGCGTTTGCGTGGATCGTGCCGGGCGGCATTAACCATGCGCGACCAGCTCGAAATTACTTTGCCGACTATGTCCATTTTAGTAGGTGGTTTCCTTAAAGCGTGGGTAGGTGACGAGGCTCTGATCGCCTGTGAAGATTGCGGCCACCTCGGCGTCGTTCTTACCCTGGATCAAACGCCATCCGTCTAAGGCTGCTTTCGCCACCTCAACAGGCGTGATGCCTGACGTGACTTGGTAGCTAAACGATTTGCCAGCCACGCTTGCGTTAATCATTGTCCGGCCTCCGTTTTGAAAAACGGTTGCCTGCCCAGCGGCAATAGACTCCAAGGCCAGCAGCAACGCGGTTGCGTTTTTGCTGCTCTGAATCCAAAGGGAAAAAAGGAGAGCACGATCCACGACTCCGTTCCCATCGTGTCAATCATACCTTCGCCTCCTGGGCCATCGCTGCTTCCGCTTGAATCACCTTCCCCCACACCGCAAATCCAGCCAGGTAAGTTTCGCAATCGTATAAATGGTCTTGCCTGCCCTTGACTCGGATCCACTCATACACGTCTTTGCCAGTCTTGCGGTTAATGCGATGTGCCTTTCTGTGGCTGGCCATGTGCTCGCGGTATTCTGGGCTTACGTCGTGTGCCACTTCCCACAGCGGCCCCTGCCCTCTACGCAACCAAGCCAGCAAATCTTGGCAGGCCGGTGAGCTGAGAAGCAGCAGGCGACAGCCAGCATCCGTCGGCTGATCCGAACTGTGCACCGACTTCATTCGTCCAGCTTGGCTTTCGATGTAGTAGTATTGGCGATCCTCGCCCTTTACCGCAATAAATCCGTATCGCGCCGCCAATCTGTATGTGTCGTGAGCCTCATAACCTGAATCAATACAGGTGTGAATGTTCTTCACGCCTAGCTCGGCCAGTGTGTGAGCCACGTCCTCGATCGTTCTCCGCCGGCCTTCCTCAATCAGTCTGCTCGATCCATCCCTGGCAAACGCACGCACCACAAACCAGAACTCGTCGATCTGCCTGTCGATTGCGGCCAGCTTAATGTGATCTGTTTCCCACTCCTGCTTTTTGGCAAATGCTCCGGGCGGGATATTATTTAGCTCGTTGTCGTCGAACTGATCCTCCCACGGCATCGCAGACCATCCGTTCACCCATCCTTGCAACCCGTGCAGATAATGCTTTTCCGTCAGGAACTTTTTAGCGCAATCCGCAAAGGTGATTGTCGGCGAGTACCAGCTCGGCAGGCGGAACGATCGACGGCCAACCTCTGAGCTTGCGTTTGCCGCCACCCACTTGCCCTGCTCGATCGACTGGCGGCGATTGCGCTCACTCCACGAAGCGTCGCACTTAGTGCAATAGTAAGCGGCGGTTTCCGTCACCTTTCGCATATCCCATTTCCCATCCTCCGATCGTGCCGTTTCATCCCATCGGATCTGCCCGAACTCCATCGCCTGATATTCCCCGCAAGCATGGCAAGGCACATGGAAAGTCTCTTGCGTGCCAGCTTGGTAATTGATCCAGATGTCGCCGGTGCTCAGCGTCGGAGTCGAAGTCAGTACGTGCTTACGTTGTGGAAACGCCTTTGTCCGTTCCAACGCCAGAGAGTAAGCGGCCGCATCCTTTTCTGATGGAGCTGCAAAAGAATCCAGCTCGTCCAAAACTGCGATGCAGATCGGGCGGGAGCTTAAGTTCGCTGGGCTATTCGATCCGACTAGAGAAAGCGTCATAGTGGCAAACTGCATTTCCAGAATCTTTAGGTCGTCCAGATCCTGCGGGAATAGTCGCTTCACCGGCTTGCACTTTTCAAAGATCGGAGTCAGTCGCGTCTCGCTGTAGCTCCTAGCCAGATCCGCGTTTGGCATAACCAGTAACGCCGGCGCCGGATCGTTCGCAATCCTATAAGCCAGCCAGATGGCGAGCGTCAGCGTCTTGCCTGTTTGTGATCCCCAGCAAAGCGTGACAGTGTGAACGCCCGGATCGGCCAATGCTTCCAGCACCCCCCGCACGTAAGGCGTCCAGGTCGTGTTGTATAAACCCGGCCTAGCCGTCAGCCTGCTATCTAACTGGATGTTCCGCTCCGCCCACTCAATCACACCTGGCGGCTTTTCGTAGTGCCAGCGAATCCGTGCTCGTCGGCGTAGCTCGTCTTGAGCCTTAGTCACAGAGCTGCCTCTACCTGGCGCATGATCTGCCCGACTTCGTTCTCGACCTCTGCCTCCACTTCAACCGCTGGCCTGTTTGCACAGATCGGAGCCAACCGCTTTGCCATTCCTTTAAGTAGTGGCACAAGTGCGTTATCCCTTGCCGCCAGTACCCTGTCGGCCTCGTCCACTGGCACCATCGTGCCCTCTGCTTGGTCAATGTCTGGCCGGTCGCCCTTCATTCTGCGTAACGCCTCGACTAGCTTTGTATAGTTACTGATTAGCTCAGAGCGGTCGGCCCTTGTGTCGTCCTTTGCCGATTCGCCCAGGCTCGCTGCCAGATCTTCAAGCCGCTGAATCTCCACGTCCAGCCCGCCACCCTTCGCCTTCACGAGCGGCTGGGCCTCCACCTTCTTACGCTGTAGGTAAACGGTGGCACGGGATTTACCCGTAGCCGCCATCGCCCTCTTAACGTCGTGATTAACTGGCCTACCCATAAGACACAACTATCGGGGGGCCACACTCAAGGAATTTACGGGAGTCGTTTCCACCGCGATGTTTCTACTCAAGGAGACTCCTAGTGTAGAAAAAAAATTTCTACTCAAGAGATTTTGCCGTGTCCTACTCAAGAGAAAAAGCCGCGCTCTACTCAAGAAAATCTGTAACCGTCTACTCAAGAGAATTTGCCCGCTCATACTCAAGAGCCTTTGCCAGTCAGCTCAGTGTACTTCTTAGCAATCGGCTCTGCGTAGCGAATAAACTCTGTACGCATATCTGCTGTCCAAGCTTCAGGCTTAGATCGGTTCAGGAACCACTGACTGACCTTGATCAGCGGAAAGAAGAACGGTTTGCGTTCGCTTGGTACGGATGTCGTGATCGGATCGGGTAGCATCTCTGTCCATAGCATGATCTGACGCAAGGCGGCTGGGTCACCGTCTTGCAGCTTCTTCTGATGTGCCGCTACACGTTCTAACCGCTTGCCTTGCTCATCAGTTAGATCAACCGACTCAAGCAACGCAGACACGTTCTCACCTTTAGCCCTTGCGTTAGATATGATGGCACCGGCCTGTGCTGCCAAGCCAATCACCTCACCCATCTGCTCAAGCGTTTCTGTGCGTCTCTTGTTTAGCTTCTTGATTACTTCTTTGAGTTCTTGCATCTGTCCCTGCCTTTCAATAATGCGGCGTTGTTAAACTTAGGAATCTGACGACGCCGCTTGTCGTGGTGCTTCCTTGCTCTGAGGTCGTATGCCTCACGAGCCTTTTGGCTTTTCTGTGCTCTGACAGGCAAACCAAGGCGATCAGTTAGACTGAGCACCCGCTTGCTAAAAGCCTGCTTGGTAATCTTGTGCTCGCTTGCGAGCTGGGTCATAGACTTGGTCGATCTGTTAAGCACGACCGCCAGCACGGACTGCTCCACCGTGTCGGCCATGTTCTGAACCGCTGGATGGTCTGGCGCCTTAGTTATTAGGTAATGAAACACCTGAGTGGTCAAAGCCACTGACGACGTTGTAACAGTTAGACCCAGCTCATAGAACGCCTCATGGACTAGATCCGCTATCCCATCGATCCGGGTGGATATGTGGGCTGAACCGCATGGGATCCGTTCTAACGCTTGCTGATCTATCATATTAAATTAACCCCCTTAGTGCAGTCGTTAGTGCAGTAATGGAAACGGCCGTCTGCATTAGTGCATTAATAGGCCCTAAAGGGCCTTTATTACTGCACCTACATGCTCCACAATACTGCACTAGTGCAGTAATAGTTATTGCACTAACTCTAGAATGGCTCATTTGTCACCTTTTTGCTGAATAAGCCATCGCTGGCTTCTTCGATCAAACCGTCATCTTTAGCCTGCTTCACACGGGCCTTCGCTTGCCGTTCCTGTAGCCCGGTGGCCTGTTGTACGAATGTAACAACTTGGGTGTACTTGGCTCCTTCCGGTAGCTTGGCCCAATCGATTGACGTTGCCCTACGGCCTACTGACTTCTCAGGCGCTCCCACCTCAATCCACGCCATGCCCTTGTCGGCATGCTTTAAGTGAACTAGAGGCTGCGTCTTGCTGGCAATTAAATCGCTCGCAGTTACGCCAGAACGCAGGCCAGACCGCTTTCCGCGCTTGGTCACCTCTAGCTTGTATGTGTACGTTCCTTGCTCATCCTGGCCACAAGGCGACAGCATTAAAACGGCTCTCGCCCAGTTCGTCAGCTCGCTCGATCCAAATCCGCTGTACGCCTTGTCGTGCCCTTGGTAACCGCTGCCGTCCCGTGTTGGCTTTGGCGTATGGTGCATAAGCATCCAAGCAAATCCGCTAGATAGGGCGAGTGGGTTAAGCAAATTACGCAAAAAGCCACCGGCAGTCTCTTGGCTGGATAAGTCGCCACCGATAAACGCCAGCAACGGATCTACCCAGGCTAGATCGGGTTTATGTTTTTCAGCTAGGCGACGCATCCTGTCCACGAACCGTTCACCTGTGGACGTGCAGTCACGCACGATCACAATGTTTTGCTTCACCCGATCCAGCTCCTCTGCGGTCAAATCCAGCGCCTTTAAGATGCCCTGCAACGCCTCTGCCACGTCGCCTTCGTCGTTCTCCGCTTGCACGATTAGCGACTTCAACGGCTTGCCGTGTGGGCTAATGCCAAACAGATCACGGCCGGACGCCCAGGTGATTGCGGCCTGTAAGCACAGCACGCTCTTACCCAGACCGCTGCTTCCCACCCACAAGGCTGAACCGCCACGGCAGATCCACCGCTTGCCTAGCAGTTGCGTGATGTCGGCATCCTCCTTAAAATTTACTAACTGCTCCCAGCTGTAAGGTTCAGGAATATCGCCGTAAATTGTTCTCTCCATCCACTCCATGTAAGTCAAAGTAGGTGCGCCACACTCGACCAACTCCTGCTGCAAGCCTGTGGCCGTCCTCATCGCACCTGGCAACCTCGACAACCGGCCTGCGTCCTTGTTCGCTGGATCCGGCTTGGAGTGTTCTAAATGTTTATAGATAAAATCCACACGTTCAGCGAACTCCTTGGCGTTGGCTGCCCGAATCTCCACCCATGCGTGCAGGCTGCGTGATCCGCTCTTTATGATGGACGACGTAGGCAGGCCACTGCGCTTAATAATCGCCCACTGTTCAGCCATAGTGCTTTCATCAAACTCAATTAGGCAGTGGCGGTACTTTACGATCGATTCCGCTTTCCGATTCTTTCCGTTGTTAGCGTTGATCGACACATACACGCCAACTGCATCGCCCTGCCACTCCTTCAGCCCGTCGGCCTTAAAAAGCTCTAGCCATTCCTCTCGGCTTCGCGTCTCCCCAGCACCATCTGGCCGCTCGCGGTCGCCGTCCTTAATTGATCGGCAGATGTTGATCTGATCCCCTACGTCAAAACAGGTAGTCAGGAACTTATCGACTGGCCCGCTGTCCACACTGATCGGCATCGGCGGCACAGGCAGATCCTCACGCACGATCGCCCCGTTCTGATAGGCATACTTAGCCTTAGGTTTCCACGCTTCCCTAGCTGGCTTGCTGAACGCGGATCTGACTGCGCTCACGGCCTCGTTCTGCGAAAGCCCCACCTTAAACGCCCACTCCTCCGCGTTTGTCGTTGCGTCGAATTCAGTCAGCCCTTGGTCGCGCCATTGGCAGGCCAGTTTGAATAGCTGCGTGTTGCGCTCGCCTTCAGCGGCCCCGTTGCGGTGTATCGCTTCGATTGCGGGTGGTAAAGGTGCGATCATTTGCTTTCCTTTGCTTTTTTCGCCTCAACGGCTTTCGCTTTAAATCCCTCGGCCTGCTTCAGCATTTCAGTGGCCATAAGAACGGCCAGATCCAGCCGGGTGCGTACTGCGTCGTACTGCTTCTTTAGCAAATTCTTCTTCGCACGTTCGAGCACGGCGAGATGCCAGGTGAGGCGCTTTACGCTCACCACTGCCCCATTCCCCAGCGCATGCGATTGGCGCGGGCCTCTCGCACACAGTTGGCGTACTGCTCCGGCGTGTAGGTACCTATGACGCGGGCGGAAAACATGGTGAGTAGATCGGCTAGGCTCACAGCACCGCCTTCGGCAGCGGCCCCGCCAGTTTGTATTGGTATTTACTGGCATCGTATTCCAGCGGATAGCCAAAAAAGTCGCGCAGCAGATCAATGTCCCGCTGGATGGTCTTGTAGCTACATTCGAGCTTAACTCCCAACCTGGCACAGCTCGGCAGCGTTAGATCCCGGCGCAGCATGCCAGCGATCACGCCTAGGCGGCGGAACGTAGGCCGTGTGTCCCCAAGGCCCGCAGCCCGATTGCGTTTAGATGCAAAAGTCGCGGCTTGTGTATTCACTTTATTACCTCCACCATCGCCACCTTCGGCAACCGCATCGCGTTAAACTGCTTTTCGCTTGCAGCAAACACGTCCACCACGGGCAACTTTCCACCGCTTGCCTTTTTGCTCTTAACGGCAGTGCCAGTATCTACGGCCACCCACTCCCGCTTGCCGCCCATCACGCGGATCTTTGACCATAGCGGAATGATGTCGGGATCGACGGCGCAGTGACGGCCAGCCCGCAACCTAGTGCCAGTGCTCGATTGATAGCGACTGCTCCACTCGTCCTCACCAGGCCAATAGCCAGTGATCCGCACTTTGATTTTCTTCACGTCGATCTTTTTGGCGATCGGGCGCAAATCGATTAGAGCGTTGCCTAGCTTGGCAGTGCTAAAGCCAAACAGTGCTAGGATTGATAGCAGTGTCCTCATAGCCCGCTCCTGATGCGATCGATCAGATCGTTTTCGCGTCCTTCAGCAGCCGCTAGCGCGGCCTTAGCCTCCGCCA